ATGAGTTTTAACCTAGACAACCTTTTTATAGAGTGGAGACGAATAGTTCCCACAGGTGTACCTAATCCAAAAAACGCTTACCATTTAACCTTATTAAAAGAAATATGCTTATCAAAGGGTATCAGTACTGAAGTAGTAGATAGTGTTATGTTGGTGTTGGAAAAAGAAGAAACATTTAAAGCAAGAAATATTAAAAGTGGTGAAGTTGTAGTTTTTAAATCGGAAAAAAATAGAGATAAAGGTATAGAAGATGGTCGGTATGAAAAGGTAGAAAAGGAAGATGACGACTCTCAAAAAGTCAAAGCAGAACCAATGAAAATATCAGCTAATCCAATGGATAAATCAAAAGATGATGATGAAGCAAGGAGTGATGAAACAAAACCAGAGTACAGTTTTAGGTCAAAGGCTGATGCCACCGAGGGTTTATTCACTACTGCTGAAGAGGGGTATAAGACAATAACCACAGAGAGTGGTAAAAAATTTAAAGTAAGGCAACTTAAAGATCCAAGAACCGGTAAAGTATTGGATACGATTAATCAAGAAGATCGTGAAACTGCTATTGCTGTTGTTAGTGGTAGATTGGATGAATTGAAAGACAAATCAAAAGCTGCTGTTGACCTTTTAAAAACAGAAAAAGACAAGGTTAAAAGAACTTTAGCACTTAAATGGTTGGGGGAGTATGGTGAGATGCAAGCTTATGTGGATTTTCTTCAACGAGGTGAAATAACTGATGTTCATCTATTAACAGATAGTGAAGTTAAAAATGACATACTTGTTGTGATGGAAAATGATGATAGAACTATAGATGCCTACGGCGTAAGTGTAAAAACAACCAAAGAGGGGGAAATGGCTAATCAAAGAGGTGCTTCTGCAAAAGGTGATTTTATAGATAGAATAAATGCTACAAAAAATCCTCTTATATCCAAAGGTGGTAGAAATTATAAATTGGGTGAAAATGTAACACAACCTGTTAATTCGGGTGTATTAATAAATTCTATGCTAGAGATAAGAAAACAATTTATAAAGTTACATAGTGCTGGTAAAACAGGTGTTAGTGGAAGTGATACTTTTATTACTTTAGATGGTAAGAAATTAAATGTTGCTGAATTTTTAAGAACACAGAAGATTACATCAGAAGATGTTTCAAAAATTTTTAATGATGAAGAAATATTTGCAAGGCTTACAAAAAAGAAAAAGTTTAGAAAATCGGGCAATCCAATACGAGGTTTGGCAGATGAAGAAGTTGATGAAAATCAATATAATCAGTTAAGAGAACACTTTAGGGAGAGAATAACAAAATGGGTTGAATCCGCTGATGATGGTGAGGGGATATCAATATCACAGATGGAAGAATTTATAAAGGATGATATGGCTGATATCATGGGTGATATAGGTGCTAATCTAGTACCATCAGCCGATTTAATGATTTCCTATTATAAACCTGATGGATCATTTAGTAATGGATTTATGACTAAAGAAAGACAATTACAAAAAATGGAAGAACAACTAGGACCGGTTTCTGATATGAGTAAAAGAGATCAAATAACAAAAATATTAGGATTAGATTTTACCGGCAGAGGAGCTGGAAAGAAAAAAGAGGGTACGGGTCACATAGACGGTCAAAGTTATGGAAGACCAAACCCAAAAATACAACCGAAACCATCCAAAGTGGATGATTACATCAAAGAGATATCAAGCTGATGAGAACACAACTATTATGTACATTTACAACTCAACATAATCTTGAGCAATCAATTCGTGATATAACGAAAAATTTTAAGATTGTATTTGATAAAATTTATGTATTACAAAACGAAGATAGAACGAAAGAGTTAATTTGTACTTATAATGTTGATAGGGAAGATAAAATAGATTTTAATGCAGTAAATAATACCATCTCTTTACACAGAAAGAAAATTACAAATACACTATATACAATAAACGCCCTAAACGAACTGATAAAGACCATTAATAATGGTGTTTTAGACACAAGCTATCAGATTGAATGGGATAATTACAAAAATATGATATTGATTTCCAATAAGGAAGGGTTACAGAAAATACCTACAAGAATACTTAAAATAATAGATTTATAAATGGCATCACCAATATACTTTTTTACCAGAAGTGGTTGCATCTGGTGTCAAAAAATGAAACCGGCAATTGATAAAATAAATAAAACATTAAATGACGAGCAAAAAATAGAAATACGTTCTATTGACGAACAAAAATCAAAAACAATATACGATAACATCATTCGTATGAATAAGCTACAGAATGTTGTTCCACTAATGTATAATTCAAATATAGGAACAACTCTTTTAGGTTACAAGGATATAAAAGACATCAGAAAGTTTCTCAGAGCAGAACCAATTGATTATAAAAAACCATTAACACCTTTACCTCATTTTGATATAAAAAATAGTTCAGGAAAAGACTTGGATAATTGGAAAAAAGATGTTATATTATGGTATGAAATTAATAAAGCTAATCTTCCATCAAATGTTATAGATAAGGAGAGGATGATTGATATGGTCTATAAACAATTTATGGCATATCGAACAAAACCCTTGACTATTGAAGAAAGATTAAGTAAATTAGAGGAACAATCACACGAACCACAAAACTATCGTGAAGAATGTGAGAAGATGAATAAAGAATTGAAAAACTTAAAGCTACAAATAAAAAAGTTAAGAAGACTAAAATAAAGCTTGTTTTTTAATAAAAGAATTCGTATATTATACGGATAGGTTACTAGTAAATGTTTTTAATAAATATTTATACTCGTAATACTAAACAATAACAACTAAACATAACGGAGAAACATAATGGACTTAGATGCTATAAAAAGCCGTCTTAATCAGTTACAGAATACTACTACAAATAGTTTTTGGAAACCTCAACCTGGAAAATCACAAATTAGGATAGTACCTTATCTACATGATAAAGCAAATCCTTTTAGTGAATTATTTTTTCACTATTCACTAGTACCAAACAAAACGGTATTATCACCACTATCATTTGGACGACCTGATCCGGTTCAACAATTTGCTGACAAGCTTAAAGCTTCTGGCAATAAAGATGAATGGATTCAAGGTAAGAGAATTGAACCTAAAATGAGAACTTTTGTTCCTGTTATAGCTCGTGGCGAAGAAAGTGATGGTGTTAAATTTTGGGGTTTTGGTAAAACTGTTTATCAAGAACTTCTTAGTATAATTGCTGATCCAGATTATGGTGATATATCAGACTCTACAACTGGTCGTGATATTGTTGTCGAAAGACAAACACCTGCTGAAGCTGGTAATCAGTATGGTAAGACAACTATTCGTGTCAAGCCAAACCAAACAGCACTCTCCGATGATTCTGATACACTTCAGAAACTTCTGGACAATCAAGCTAATTTGACAGAGTTATATGCCGAACCAACATATGATGAATTAAAAGAACATCTTTCAGGTTTCTTGAATCCACAAGGTTCAGAACCAACAGCTAAAGATGAACCAGAAATGGTTAGTACGAAAAAATCTTCTAATGTAGAAGACGATTTCGATAAGTTATTTAATTCTTAAACCACGTGGTCGAGGTGTGCTGGTTTCCTCCTTTTTCCGGCACACCTCATTTTTAGGAGAACTACATGTCAAACAGAGACGAATTAGCCGATATTCTTGCTGAATCATTAAACAAACAATTTAAATCTCATCAGGTAGCATATTTTTTAGATGGTGTTGATAGTACACCAACTGATATTACCGATTGGGTTTCTACTGGCTCAACTTTATTAGATTTAGCAATATCAAACAAACCTCACGGTGGCTTAGCTGCTGGAAGGATTACTGAAATAAACGGACTTGAAGGTACTGGTAAATCACTTATTGGTGCTCACGCTCTTGCTTCTACACAGAAGAAGGGTGGATTAGCCGTTTACATAGATACTGAGTCTGCTGTTTCTGCTGAATTTTTACAATCTATTGGTATTGATACCGATAAGATGATGTATATTCATTTAGAAACTGTAGAAGATATTTTTGATGCGATTGAAACAATCGTAACTAAAGTTAGAGAATCAGATAAAGATAGATTAGTTACAATTCTCGTAGATAGTTTAGCTGCTGCTTCTACTAAAGTAGAGATGGAAGCTGACTTTGATAAAGATGGTTGGGCTACATCAAAGGCAATAGTCTTATCAAAAGCTATGAGAAAAATAACTCAATTAACTGCTCGTCAAAAAGTATGTTTAATCTTTACCAATCAGTTACGCCAAAAGATGGGTGTAATGTTTGGTGATCCTTGGACAACAAGTGGTGGTAAAGCTTTACCTTTTCACGCTTCTACTCGTATTCGATTAAAGAACATGGGACAAATCAAAGATGCTAAAAAGAATACTATTGGTATTAAGATTAAAGCTCAAGTTATTAAGAATCGATTAGGTCCACCTTTAAGAAGTGCCGAGTTTCCATTATTTTTTGATAAAGGTATTGATGATTATGGAAGTTGGTTGGGGATAATGAAAGACCACAAGCTAGTTAAACAAGCTGGTGCTTGGTATAGTTATACTGACCAAAACGAAAAAGAACATAAGTTCCAATCTAAAGACTTTGGTGCTTTAATTTCCGATGTGGAAACACAAAAACACATATATGACTCTATCTGTGAAAAATTAATTCTTAAATATGATTCTAATAAATTAGGAATTGATGATGTAACAACAGAAGATGAGTTTGCGGATGATTGATGGCAACAAGAATCTATTATCAAAAAGATTCTATGAAGTTAAAGAAGAGATTGATGTAAATCCAGAAACTAAGGATTTAAACGACCATGTTTTATTGGTTGATGGTTTTAATACATTTATTCGTAGTTTCAGCGTCAATCCTTCTTTGAATGAAGATGGTGCTCATGTAGGTGGTTTAGTAGGGTTTTTAAAATCTATACGATACACAATTAACAAGTTTAAACCAACTCGTTGTATTATTGTGTTTGATGGTAAAAACTCTTCTAAACCACGACAAAAAATATACCCACAATATAAATCTGGTCGTAAAGTTAGAAGTAGATTAAATCGTAATGTTGATTGGGGTGGAGGACCTCAAAATGAACGAGAAAGTATGGGAATGCAACTTAAACGATTAGTTGAATATTTAGAACACCTACCTATGACCATGATTTCAGTTGATAACTTAGAAGCAGATGATATTATGAGTTATATACCTACTGTAGTTTTAAAAAATAGTAGATTCACCATAATGTCTTCCGACAAAGATTTTTATCAGCTAGTGGATGAAAGAGTAAAACTTTATTCTCCAACCAAGAAAGTTCTATATGATAGAGATTTAATAAAAAAAGAGTTTGGAGTATACCCGCAAAATGTATTAACTTGTAGGGTGGTAGATGGGGATAAATCAGACGATATACCTGGAGTAAGGGGTGTAGGTGTTAAGACCTTAATAAAAGAGTTCCCGTTGCTAACGGAAGATAAGGAAGTTAATACAAAAGAACTTTTGGATATGGCACAAGGTAAATCTACGAGAGTATCCCAATTAATACAGGATAATAAATTAATAATAATGAGGAATTATTTATTAATGCAATTGGGTGATCCTGATATCAAAAATCAGATAAAACTAAAAATAGGAGACGCCGTTAATCAAATGGCACCATCGTTGGTAAAGTATAAGTTACAAACTCTGTTAGTAAAGGATAAATTATGGGGACATATACCTAATTTTGATAATTGGATAACTGAGTTTCATATACTTGACCATCATTGGAAAAATCAAAAATGAATAAGACAAAAAACATTTCGGAGTTTGGATATAGCTTTCAAGTAAAGTTTATTGTATGTTTAATAACAGATAAGCTGTTCTTGGAACAAATTGTTGATATATTAGATGAAAAATACATTAATAATGATGGATTTAAGTGGATTGTTAAAGAAATTCGTGGATATTACAACGAATATAAGACAACCATTACTATGGAAGTATTTAAGATTAAAATAAAGGAAATAGAATCAGAATTACTTCAGGTTACCGTGAAAGACTCACTAAAAGAGATTTTTAAGAGTATAGAAGCCGAAGATTTAGAATATATCAAAGATAAAGCATTAGAATTTCATAAAACACAAGTTTTAAAGGATGCTGTTATTCAATCAGCACAAATATTAGAGGTGGATGGTAATACTGATGAAATAAAATCACTTATCGACTCTGCTATGCAAGCTGGAGTTGAAAGAAACCTAGGACATGATTATTTACAAGATATAGAGGAAAGATATTCAGAAACTGCCCGTATTACATCACCTACGCCATGGGATATAATAAATGAATTGATGCAAGGTGGATTAGGTGCTGGTGAATTGGGTGTGGTTGTTGCACCTGCTGGTATTGGTAAATCTTGGGTATTAAGTTCTATGGGAGCATATGCTATCTCACAAGGTTTAAATGTAGTTCATTATACATTAGAATTAAATGAAGCTTATGTTGGTTTGAGATACGATAGTATCTTTACAGGCGTAGAAAGTCAAAATCTTAAATATCATAAAGAAGAGGTGATGGAAAAACTATACGATCTTAAAGGTAACCTAACCATTAAGTATTATCCAACAAAAGCTTGTACAGTAAATACTCTTTCTGCTCATTTGAAAAAAGTAACAACATTTGGAACAAAAGTTGATATGGTATTGGTTGATTACGCTGATATTATGAAAGATGTAAATAAACATACTGAGATGCGACATGCTCTTGGGAGTATCTATGAGGACTTACGTGGTTTGGCTGGTGAGATGCAAATTCCAATATGGACGGCAAGTCAAGCTAATAGAAGTGCTTTGGATGAAGATGTGATTGAAGCTAGTAAAGTTGCTGAATCCTATGCTAAAGTAATGACAGCAGATTTTGTTATATCGTTAAGTCGTAAGATAGAAGATAAGATAGGTAATACAGGTAGATTTCATGTTATTAAGAATAGGTTTGGTCCTGATGGGTTAACTTATCCAGCAAAAATCAATACGAACATTGGTAAGATAG